GTCCAGCAGTGCTGATAACCATATCACCTGTTGATGGAGTGTATACAACATCAGTAACTGGGTTGGGTAGAGAACCAGCATTACTTGTAACAAAATATCCAGTTCCACCTACGTATGTGTGAGTGTAGTCACCACCTGCTTGGACTGCGTTAGTGGCTGTGCCACCTGCCCAAAGGTGATTTCCACCAGTTCCACCAGTAGAACCAGTTGCAGACCAGTTCTTAGATGCGTACTTAGCATACAATCTAGCTCTGGTATATGCATAACGAACATAAGGAATCTCTGATACTGATACACCAGTTAGAGTGCTACCACTGAAGTAAGACTCAGCAGCGTCAACAATACCACTGTTACCACCAAGGACTAAATCTTTTACAAGAGCTTTTAAAATTAATTTTGTATCTCTAGGACATTTTCTTTCATTAATATTTGAAAAAGCAATTTCAGGATATGCTACTAAAGTATCTTGGAATGCCTGATCAGCAATCAAGTCTGCGTTTCTAGCAATTAGATATGCACCATCTAAGTATGTTCCTGATGCATTGTTAGTAATTACATCTCCCCAAAGGAATGCTAGAGTATCAATGGCAGCCTTTACATCAGCACAAGCAGGAGTTCCAGCAGTTGTTGTAATTACAGTGTCATCAAAGTATCTTGGTACAGAAGAGTATCTTGGAGTGTAGATAGGATCATTAGTAGTTCCATCTTCCATTCTCCAATTTCTCATTGCAAGAACGCATAGTCTACGTGCATATTCTACTGCACGAATGTTCTGTACAATTTCATCCTCAATGTATGCAATCTTACCATTAACAATATATTTCTTAGCTGCATCAATGATATTATGGTTAGACCCAAATTCAAGGTCTCTGACGAGAGCATTGACAAAGTGGATAACATCTTGACGACATTGCTCATCACCATCAGCTCCAGTGTTGCTACCTGATGTTGGAGAACTATATGCTGGATAAATTTTATTACCAGCAGAACATGAGATAAGAATATCTGCAAGTTGTACAATATTATCTTCAGCAAGGCCAGGAATAGCTGATCCAGTAGTTACAGTTGCTTCTCCAGTTACAGCGTTATCGTATGTAAATCCTGTAATGTTATATGCAGTTCCACCAAATGTTACTGTACCACCACTGACATAGTTGTTTGAGGTTGATGTAGTTCCTAGATAGATTTTAAAATCAGTTCCACTAACATCATATACACGGAAATAATCAGACTTAAACTCTTCGTTAATTTGTCCTACAACTTCATCAGCAATAAACTCTCTGTTGTTGCGTAAGAATACACAAGCATCTTGGAATCTTCTTTCTACAGGAGTAGATAATGGGAAAGAGTTTGGAGAGTTAAGTAGTGATAGTGTAACAGACTTAGAGAAAGACTTTGCAGTTGCTACTGTGCCAGGATCAAAGTTAGCAGTTGTAATTGCTGGTAACTTTTTAGGAATAACAAATCTTCTAGAACGACCATCAGCATCTTCTAAGACTTTATAGATTCTTTGTTTACCGTTAAGAACTGATAAGTCTGGAGATGAAGTAGGTAATCCCTCAATTAAAATTTCTTGTCCTTCTTTAAAATCATGAATATTACTTCTACCAACTAGTTCGTTAGTGTAGAATACAATACCACCTAAATCTTCTGCATTACCAAACTGTGCATTTTGGAAACCACCAGTTGCAATACTTGGATCTCCTTGTAGAGAGAAGTCAAGTCTTTGAATAGGAACAGTTGATGTGATATCATCATCAAAAGATACAACCTCACCCTCAGCTCTGATTGATTTTAGAGATGTAGTATCAAAACTATTGACTGTAACATTAGCAGCAAAAACATCAATAGCTTCTGTTGCGTTTGTCTCCCAGCCAGGTGAATTTAAAATTGGTACAACTTCTACGTCCCAATATGTTGGTGAATTATCATCATCAATTGCTTTTACTTCATAAAAACCTTGTGTGAAACTACTGTCATCAGTATCATCAAGGTAGATGTATGTACCAGGTGCAGCTAGTGTGCTGGGATCGTCAGTAGTCCTGAAAGTATTAGTGCCAACTGTAGCAGTAACTGTTAGTGCAATAGAAGCTCCTTGTGTACCACTAACAAGATAATTAAATCGCTCACCTTCTAGGAAAGAACCACTTGTTAGTTGTACATCAACGCTACCAGTCAGATATGCATCAACACCTGTAGTTGTTGTGAAGTTAACATCAATTAGTTTTGCTCTAGCACCAGTGTTGATACCAACTACTTCTAGTCCTGAAGTAAGAGCTGATAAACCAGTGTTCTCCTGAAAACTAACACGGAATTGATCAGGTCCGAAAATTTGATGACCAATAGGGAAGCTAACTCCAAAGTCTCCGTTAACTTCATTATCAATACAAATTCTTTGCTTATCATCAAAGACCATAGCAAAGTCCCAAGTAGCCACTGCGTCGCCAATTGAGTCAATTTGGTCTCTGTAAGTAACACCAATAACATAGTTCTTATCACCAAACTTAAAGATGTGCTTGCCAGGATTAGCAGGTCTGATGATTACAAGACGAAGGTTGTCACCAACAACTGAACAATCTGGAGGTAGAGAGATTGGGTTATCTTCTACATAGTCACCACCAGATACAATAAGTGTTTCTTTAACGCCAGGTGTTGCCCACGCTAACTGTGCTGCTCTTTTAATAGTTCTGACTGGGTTTACAGCAGAACGACCATCGTTAAGGTCAGAACCAATTTGTGCAGAAACGTAAATACGACCACCAACGTCATTCGTTGCTAGGTTAAGAACGTATTCTGTAGTTGCAATCTTGTCTGATCTGTCACCAAGTAGAGGTGTGATAGATCTTGGGAATATACCAGAGTCTCCAGTTTCGTTGTACGCAAATGAATTTGTATCATTGGCACGGAAACCAATATGTTTGAAGTTTACTTCACCGTTTAATGTAACTCCATCTAGGTGTGTAGGTGCCTCAGGACCTGTTTGTCCAGCATTAATAGCTTGATAAACATTAGCACCAAAATATCTGTATGCGTCTTTCTGAACAATAACATTAGCACCCCATTCTGTGCCTGTGTTATTCATAAATGTCTTCAGATTAGGAGCTCTGAAGTTTGTGTCAGGCGTAATAAAGTTATCAATATCAAGGTTTAGAATTCTCGCCGTATCTGAAATGATAGATGTAGAGGTTCTAACAGCACCATTAATATCAAGTTCAAAGTCAACAGTATCAAGAACAGCTGTAGCAGTTGCACCACCACCATTACCACCAGTGATAGTTACAGTAGGCGCAGATGTGTAACCAGAACCAGGATTGTTAATAGCAACGTTAACAACTTGACCATTAAAAATAAATGCAGAGGCTAGAGCTTGTATACCACCAGCTGTAGATGGTGGATCAATTGTTACAGAAGGTTCTGTAGTGTATCCAGAACCACCTGTAGTTACTGTAATTTCGTTTACTCTCTCACCCGTTCTGTTAATACCAACACGAGGTAGAGCAGTGTTAGCATCTAACTGTGCTCTGATAATTTCCTTCTCGGCAGAACCCGTGCCAGATCGGATAGTAAGTTCCTGATCGCCAATAAGACGTGGTTTAGAACCTCTTACAAATTCCTTGTCAGAATTGATATTAAAACTCATGGTGCCTGCTGCGCTAACGCCTAGTTATTCCTTTTTATATTTAGCATTAACTTTGCACCTACTGCCATTCAATACTTATTACTTGTGTAGATACTACCCATTTAATTACATTTGTTGTACCAGCTCTGGTGGTAGAGTAACTAAAACGGAATGATGCTCCTAAAGGTTGGATATCCCATGTTTGTCCTGCAGGGATATCATCTTTAATAACAGTGTTCATACTTGAGAGAACGGAGACATCTCCTATGGAATTTGCATAAGCAACTGATTCAATCTTAGCTCCGTAAACAACTCCAGTTGGATTGACAGCAATGATGTTGCCAGTTATAAAGTTTAGAGTGTTAGCAGCAATAGGGATTTGTGTACCAACATTATCTAACTGTAGTACAGCAGTATTAAGACCTCTTAGAATATAATTCGTTGTACTACTATCAGTAAAATTGCTATTTTTAATCTCTAATGAGTTAAAATCTTTACCATTTCTAAGTTCATCTACTACTGTGGTTTTATCAATGGAAAATCCACCAGTAGAATCAAACTTTTCTAATTCAGTTGCCATGTTACTTCTTAGTGATTTGAGAGGTTAAAGTGATGTTAACAGCTTGTGTAGTTCCAATTCCAGCACCAAGTTCAAGATTGATGCGGACTTTATTATCACCAGTCACTTCAAATGTTGGAATAATAAGTTGCTGACCAGTTCTAACGTTACCATACTCTGTATGGAAAACGTCTGTTCCATTATCTATAATACCAAACTCAATATATTCTTTTTCACCTGTTGTTGGATTGTGTGCAGTAACCACTGTCTTTGATCCAACTTCAACTGCTGGTGTGTAAATATTTTCACCGCCAGTATTTGTTGTTCCTTTGACTAGAGTTAAGTCAATTGTTCTAGTTGTAGTATCTGCAAGTTCAAATTCTGTAAGATCTCCATCAAAAACTTTAACACCAGTAAATGCTCCAGTTCCAAATGTAGTGTTGAAATAAACGTCACCTTGATTATCAAGTCTCAATACTGGTTCAGTATAAAGACCAGAAGAAAGACCTAGATCAAAGTATTGTTTTGAAGAATGTAAGAATGTGGTTGTAGTAGAAGTATTGTCTAATGTAGTATATGCACCATCAAAAGTAATTAACGATGCAGTTATTTCCAATTCATCAGATGTCATTGATCTGATGGTGTCTACGGAATAAAAATCTAAAGCAGTTGTAGTTAACTGAAGACTATTGTTACCATCGTTGTAGAAATATAAGATGTTCTCATTTGCGCCAGGTGAAGTCTCAGGAATAATATAGGTATTCTGATCAACGTCTTTGACACCACCAAGAGAACCCCAGTTTGCTCCATCATAGCCTTCAAACTGTCCAGCAGTTGTACTAAATCTAATACCACCTTGGATTGCAGATCCTCTTTCTCCATCAGAACCAACTGGAACTGTTAGTGTAGTGTTACAATTAACATCTACTCTCTTACCAGAATTAGGTTGTAAAACAAGATCACTAATGTCTGTGGATAACTTATTGCCAAATAATCTTAAGTCACCACTAATAACAAGAGGTGTAAATCCTAATGGAGAAATTCTAACTTCTTCAATCTCTTCAAATGTGAGTGGAGCAACTGCAGATGCAAACCATTCTAGTTGTGCGGATCCATTTGGTTGTGTTCCTGTTGTATGTGTAGGTTCAGCACCACTTGTAGCAGTAGTTCCTTGTCCTCCATTAGGAACAACGTAAATATTATTTCTCCACTTAACATAATCTCCTTCACTAACAGGTGCGTTAGCAATAAATTCTGTATATGTTGGTGCGGTTGTGTTTACAGATCTAACCTGTTTAACATTTACATACTCATGCCAGAAAGGAGTAAATCTTTGAGTAACAGTATTGTCATTAACAAAGTGTAGTGTGTTATCGTTAGCACCTACAGTTAGTTCTGCTAAGATATATGTGTTACCATCTAAGTCACGAACACCACCAAGAGATGACCATGATGCAGAGTTAGAACTATATCCTTCATATTGATTTGTGGTACTATTGAATCTAATAGATCCATCCACTGCTAAACCAGTAGGTCTTTCACCAGAAGTACCAACTGGAAGTACAAATGCTGTGTTTGTGTTTACCTTTGCAATTCTTCCTGCAAAAGGTGTCATCTCTAAGTCATAGTTATTAATAGACTCAATATTAGCATTTTCAATCTTCAATGCGTCATTTGAATTAAAGAGAGTCGTTGACTTAATCTCACCAGTAGTTGTGATATTACCAGTAGTCTTGGCAACAGTAGCGTATGATCCAAGTGCTACGTCACCAGACAAATTAATACTTGCTGTTGCTACAATGTCTAGAGAAGATGAAGCATTGATAGTATCCAGTGAAATTACACTACCAGAAATATTGGAAGCACTTAATGTACTGCTAACACTAGCACTGGTAAATGATGCTGAAGTTGACTGAATACTATTGGATTTAACCAATCCAGTTTCAACATCAAGTTCAATTACGTCTTGAACATCAACGTCAATAAGTTCACCTGCAAATCCACTACCAAATACTCTTGGGTTAGTTGGATCAACTGTGATGGTTGCTTCGTCACCATCTTCACCTGCCATATTAGGATGGTTATCACAATAATAATAGAGAGTAGATGGTGTAGTATCTGTAACCTGTACTTCAACATATGGTGAGGCACCACCAACTACAGTAACACCAGTTGTATATTCTGTTCCATAAAACTTAATACTAATAATACCAGTTGCAACTGGAGCTGGCGACACACGAACTGTTGTTGCATCTACAATTTCTGTTACTAATGACTTTTCTCCTAATTGACCAGGATCATTTCCTGTTTCCTCTACCGCCATTCCAACTTGAATACCAGTAGTGCTAGTCACGTTGATAGTATCAGTTCCAGCAGTGACTGATGTGGCTATCACTGCTGACTCTAACCATTTTCCATCTGGGAATGTACTAAACTTGATATTATGACTAGTCATTGAGGGATCAAGATTAAATCTGTATCTCTCTCCAACATAGAATGTAAGATCTGGTGCGTAAGTTAATGTACCTCCTAATGGAGATACGTAAAACTTTCCTTCTGGTGATCTAGCAACATTAATAGTATAATTTGTAGTAGTTCCTTCTTTTCTAATATCATCACCATCAGCAAAGGATGCTCCAAGTAATAGAACATAATCAACATTACCACCAGTAGATTTAACAAATCCTACCTCAAATGTTCCTCCACTACCTTCACTACTTTCCCATAAATCACCAACAGTAAAGACAGAAGAAGCAACTGTTCCTGTAAATGTTAAATGTTGTACAGCCTCAGATTTAACTGTGTATTCAATAGGTTTGACAAGATCAGTTGCTGCAACAGTTAATACGTCACCAATAGCATATCCTGTACCACCATTTGTAATTGTTAAAGTTTCTACTGCTCCTACAACATCAATAGTGTAAGTGAATGCTGTTGATCCAACACCCCACTTAGGTACGAATTGTAGATTTGCTTGATAGAAAGGAGCTGTTGATGCAGCATCAATTTCAACTGTGTTTGCATCAATAACATTAATAATCTCAAGACCATCTGCAACATTAGTATTGATACCAGTAATAACGTATCCAGCAACTAAGGTTGAAGTTCCGCCAGGAATTGTAAGAATAGTTGGTGAGGGACTAGCAAATGTAATATTCGCTGCTCCAGTAGCGTTTGCAGCAGTGTCTACTTCTATAGTAGTTCCATTTGTAATACTAACAACTGTAACGGTAACTCCACCTGCGAATCCTCCTACAGATCCACCTTGGTCTACCGCTAGAACCATGCCAGGTATAACTTCGTTAGTGGATGCACCTAAAGTAACTGTTGTGCTACCAGAGGTTAAAGTACATCCTGTAGAAATATGTGTACCACCAATATTAATATTGTTTATCGTTTGTGATACTGGTAGAGTTAGAACATTACCTGCTGTATATCCTGTCTCTTTGCTAATAGAATCAAAAGTTAGAAGACCTGCATTTGAGTCAACAGTTACTTCAAGACCACTACCACCACCTCCACCAAGGAGAGCATCAGCAACTGTTAAAACATCATTTGCTTCATATTGGTTATTACCATTACTTGCAACAGAACAGTTAGTAACTTCACCACCAGTAACCTCAACGATAAGAGTAGCACCAGATCCATTACCAGATCCACTAACATTAGTAGAAGCTACACCAGAATAAAAACCGTCAGTATAACCTGAACCACCGTCAGAAACGGTAACTTCCAGTCCAGTAACAGTAAAGTCTACTGTCGCACCAGTTCCACTACCACCTTGTAAAGGAACACCTGTAAACGTTCCTGCTTGATATCCAGCACCACTGCCAGGTGTACCTCTAAAATGATCTACAAAGAATGTACCTTGTCCAGAAGTACCAGATCCACCTAATAGAGGTACAGCTGTGAATGTTCCAAATTCATATCCAGAACCACGAGTAATATTAATACCACCACTAGTAGGAATAGATTTTTTTCTTACAACTTCGTCTTTAAATAAAGTTAATTGAGATTCCTCAATATCTAAAATATTTTTACTACTTGAAACAAATGAAATAGTCTTAGAAGTTGGTCTATAAAAACCTAACGAAGGTTCGTTATTGAAGGCTAGTGATGGTAATGGTTTAGTTCCATCACCCAACTTTAAGATACCAGTAGATAGATCACTACCACCTGCTGTTACATTAAAAATCGCTGACGCGATCTGATTAATTTTTACCCTTTGAGATTCAAAGGTATCGGTCTTTGCGACATTAATTGCTGGCATTTTTTACTAACTCTCTAAGTAGTGATTTAATTTCAGAGATTTCATTCTTCAACATATTTATGTCGTCTAACGCGGAACCTAGGTGTTTTGATTTACGTCTTGCTTCAATAGCAGAATCATCCAAATTGATGATGGCACCAGTGTTTTGGTCTCTTACAAGACCATCATGTCCACTTACTTTGATATAGTCCATGCGCGGAAGTTAGAAAGATGCTACAGCTCTGATATCTTGAATCTTAGGAACGAATGCGGGATCCACTCCAAGCATTACAACTTTGATTGCAAAAGAAGAGAATTCTTCTAAATTAGACACACTATATTTCAAATCTTGATAGGAAGATTGTTTCTCAACAACACTTGAAATACTGTTTTCACTTGTAGCAATTTCAAGTACATCTGGTTGTCCATTGTCATTAAAGTATACCCAATCAATATCCTCAAAGTTTTCTTGACTAGATGCCTTCTTAATCTTGAATAGAACTTCAACGTTTTCAATCTCTTTGACATTTGCCATTAGATGTACATCAATAGATGTTGCTGGATTGTTAATAACAATTTCTTTAGTAACATACTTAGCAGCAGAAGAACTATTCTTAGAAGTATTTTCTGCTACAAAATCAATACCGTCTGCATAAGTTACTTTACCAACTTCAAGATATGAATTTTCTGTCTCAGGTTGATTTGGATACTTAACAAAGTCTCCTACACGGAAGATATCAGCAATTTGTAAACTAATATCAGCATTTCTATTATAGACAGTGCTATCAATCAATCTGTCTGTGAAATTATCATTAATTGGTTGAATATCATTTCTCAAAGTCAATTCTTGATTTTGACTATCCCAAAGAACTACTCTACCTGTAATCTTATTGTCATAAGTTTGAGTCAATACATTAGGATTACGTGCTACAATAGTAGCAGCCTCGTCAATAGAGAAGAGAACTTGTGATGGATTAGATCCAATAACAACTGAAGTCAAACTAGTCTGATTAGATAGAGAAACTGTCTCTCCTTTCTGGAAGAATTGAGAAGTCTTAATTCTTACATACACAGTAGATCCATCAACTCTTGCGATGGTTCCTACAGTTTTAGATGTAGCACCTTGAATTGTTTGATCTTCTTGAATCTCAACACCACCTGAACCAGTTAGATCAAATGTATATACAGGGAAGAACTTAATGATTTGATCTCTTCTACCAAATCTATCTTCAGCACCTTTAGCATTTTCAATTCTGTTGCTTACTGTTTTAACAGTGGCACTTGAAAGATCAATAATGGGACTCAAATGAGACGAAGTAGACGAAAGAGACATCTTATATGTTAAAGATTCACTTAGATTATTAAGTGTCTCATTAATTTCAGAAGCCACAACTTTCTGGTTAGTGAAGTAATGTGGTTCATTCAAGAAAGTTCTTTCATACTCAGTTTGTGAATATGAAGTGTAGTTTGTAGTAGTAGAATCTACAGGAATAATATTTGTAGTCTTAACACTAACATCTAATTCAGTTCCAGTGAATGTTAGATAATGAATCTGTGGATATAGAGTTTCAAATTTTCTGTTGAAAGATGCATATGCAAGTTCTCCACCACCAATAGCGTTAGCAGCAGCTTGAGTAGGACTCTCAATATTATACATGTCAATACCAGAGTTCATTACTTTAAATAGATTGCTGTTGATAGTGGCAGCTGTAACACCACCAGTCTCTTGTACAGTTCTATAGAACACATAAGATTTGCCACTAGTTTCAAATCCATTGTCTCTATGATTAACCTTGACAATAGAGTTGTTATTTTTAAATAGTTTTGATGTGGCGTTGGAACCAGAACTTGCATTGGTCTCAATAGGATTAGACTCAAGTAGTTCATAACCAAGATTATCATTTTTGAGTAATAGATTTGCTGGTCTACCAATATTAAATTCTGCTCTGTAAAGAGTAAACTTAAGATCTTCAAAAATATCTTCAGTCCAACTTTCGGTATTCTGGGAACGGTATACCGAACCTAAACCTGGTTGAGTTGTGATGACCGTACTTGTAGCAATATCAGTCTCTCCAAGTCTAGAAACCCAAAGCTCATAGTCAGTAGAATCAGTTTCTACCACTAAAGCATATTCAGTATCATTCTGTAGGTATACAGGATAATCAAATGCAAAGTGTGTAGGTGTAGTTGAATTAGTTGCTTCACCAGCATCAATTGCTACACCCATTCTGACTGCAGGTGTATCAATGTCTAAGAAGGTTTGAATTTCACATCCACCAGCACCACTTCCAACACCTTTAACAACAACAGATGGTGCTTCTGTGTATCCAATGCCAGGTAAAGAGATTTCTGCATTGTAAATTTGACCACCAGAAACTTCAATACTTGCTGTAGCAGTAGATCCGCCAGGTAATTGTGGACTCTCAATAGTAAGAATCGCACTGTCATAATTTTGACCAGGATTTGTAACTCTAACCTTAGATAGTTTTCCACTATCTTTTACAATTGATAAAACAAAAGTTGTAGCATCTTTTGCATTTGCTTCAGTAACAGATGGAATAATTAGATCTT